GGTTTACCTTGGGAGATAAGGGATAAGTACTTTGAAAGATCGCCTGTAGCGTACGTGGAGAGCGTTGAAACGCCCATAATGTTTATCCATGGCGAAGGAGACCTGCGGTGTCCCATTTCCCAATCTGAGGAATTCTACTTGTCCCTTAAGAGGCTTCGTAAAACGGCAGTCATGGTCAGGTATCCCGGTGAGTTCCACGGGTTTGCAAAGCCAGCCCACAAATTCGATCGATTCGAGAGAATGCTGGCGTGGTTTGAGTATTATGCAGAGCAGAAATAGGTGGTGGGCATATACCTTCTAAATCCGAACCTTTTGCCGTAGCACTTCCCCCAGCATAATTGTACGTTATGTATATTCTCATACCGCCTTTATCCTCGCTGCTATCTTCGTCATAAACAAACACCGAGTTTATAAAGGTGTCGACTAACCGCTGACAATATTCAAGGTCGTTTTTATCGCCTTGCTTGAACTGCCCCAGCCAAAACTTTACTTGCTCCTTGGTTACAAATACTCTGGAGATTTTCTCCTGATTTATGCGGGATTGGAACTCTACTTTTTGAGCTTCTAGTTCCTGTAATCTGGTTTTTGTAGACGGAGTGATGATGCCTTGCTCAATGGCGGTAAGCAGGTTTCGGATCGCCTTTTCTGTGTCTTTTAGTTTGGATTCGTAATATTTGAGATCGCTATTTTCATGTTCGGCCTTTTGTATCTCTTCGACCCTCTCTGCGATAAAGTCAATTACTTCGTCAACCAGCACTTGTTTTACCGTTTCTTCAATGACTAAATCTTCCAGCCAGTCTTTTCTTACAGGGGCCTTTTGGCATGTGCCATTATTCTTTCGCCTGCTGCATTTATAGTAACTATAAACCTTCCCGGTGTGGCTTGTACCACTTTCTCCGATCATACTTGATTCACAGCTCCCACAAAAAACCTTACCGGATAAGAGGTAATTAACAGTTGCTTTCGCCCGTCCAGGAGCCCTTCTGTTCGCATCCATGCGCTTCTGCACCCTCTCAAACAGATCTCTGTCGACGATAGCAGGCATGCCGCCCTCGATTTCAACGTCGTCATGTATGTAGATACCTAGGTACTTACGGTTTCTAAGCATCGTGTGAAAGCTATTCTTGTTGAAGCGGCCTCCCCTTGCTGATTTGATTCCCCTGGCATTCAGTTCGCTGGCAATGGATGTTAAAGTCTTCCCTGCATCATACTGCTCGAAAATCCATTTCACTACCGGCGCAGTGACAGGATCAAGCTCGTAACGCTTGTCAGCACCTAGTTTATACCCAAGTGGTGTAGTACCTCCGGCTGATATACCTTTGAGAGCGTTTTCTTTCATGCCCCGTTTTACTTTTTGCGCAAGCTCAGCGGAGTAATATTCTGCCATACCCTCTAATACACTTTCGAGAATAATGCCCTCAGGGCCATCAGGTATATGCTCCTTTGCATACATGATTGTGACCCCGTTTTTTCTGCATCGCACCTTGTTAATCGCGATTTCTTCACGATTGCGCCCAAAACGGTCAATTTTCCACACAATGATAGCGTCAAAAGCACCTTTTTCGGTATCTCGAAGCATTTTTTGAAATGCCGCCCGGTCATCAGTACGTCCGCTTACGGCCCTATCCACGTATGTTTTGATTACGGTGATGCCGTTAGCCTTCGCATACTCATGGCATTCCCGGATCTGCCCTTCTATGGATTCCTCCCGCTGCCCGGGACCGGACGAATATCTGGCGTATATGACTGCTTTCATCCGGCTGCACCACCTGCGCACTTCATTTTCATACCTCCTTCAAGTATCGGACCAGTTCAACAGGAACCCCTAACCGTTTTCCGTATTCCTCAAACGTTTCGTCAAGCTCAGGAGACTGTCCATGGGCGAGCAGACCAGCAGCAAAGAGATTTGCCTCACGCTCCAATTTCATCTCCAAATTTGTGTTAGCGGTAACATAAAAGTAGCCATAGTAGCGAGGTGATAACACAAAATGCCCCAACTCGTGCGCTAGGACAGCCCGCTGTTCATGCCCGTCTAGACTTTGGTTGATCGCTATAAACGTTTGCCCTGATAGAGTCAGTATAAGGCCTTTGAGAACCTTGAATGGGAAAAGTACGATTTGGATTCCGAAGTATGCTGCGATATCGTGGGGATTTGCGGACTGCGCCTCATAAACCGTCGTCTCAATCAACGCCTTTATGTGTTCTCTCATTATATCCTCATAGCCTCCGTTAACAGTATTTACCCCTTTCCGCTAAACTTGAGTACGAATTTCAAGAACTCGAGAACATCTGCCTTCTCTTCCTCAGTTAAGGTTCTGCCTCCTATCTGTAGATGAATGTCGCTTCGCTGCAACAAATCTTCGAGGTCCACGTTAGGACTCAACAATTCTTTCAGTTCCCACTCCGACAGCGCGTCCTGGTCGATCGCCCGCTGTATAGCCAGAGCTTGCCGAACGTCCCCTTTGCAGGCGTCCAAAATATCCGGACGTACATTTGCCATTAAAGTCCCGTCCTCATAGTTGGTCGGATCATTCGTTCGCCCCAAAAGGTAGTCTGTCGTAGTGTTATAGACGTCACAGATTCTCAGCAGCATATCCGGGCTTGGCTTCGACACGCCGCGCTCCCATTGACTGACTGCCGTCTGATTGACGAATAGAATGTCCGCTAGGTCCTTTTGAGAGTGCCCGAAGGATTTTCTTAGTTTTCTCAGATTGTCCATGGTGGCACCTCTTTCCTTTCTACTTATGTCTACATTCTAGTACCTACGGTCGTTTTCTGCAATAGATTCGCCGACTTTAGTAGCAAGGCTACTTGACAGATAAGAGTAGTAATATTACAATAGCAGTATCTAGTAGCTAGGCTACTAACCGAAGGGGGATACATACATGAATATGTTGGAGCGCAAGCGGCGTGAAAAGGGGCTTACGCAAGCCGAACTTGCTGCACTGCTTGGCGTGGGCCAAACCGCAGTAAGCAAATGGGAGATTGGCAAATCTCTGCCTCAGGCAGACAAGCTGCCTAAACTCGCGCAAATTCTAGGTTGCACTGTTGACGAGATACTGATTTCAAAAGAAGAGGAGAAATCCTGATGGGGTCTCAGCAGGCCGCTATTAGCGGTAACGGTCCGGTGGATCCGCAGGCTATTCCAGAGTGCGCTATCGACCACCTCGCAAAGTCGCTGGTGCAAATAGTGCAAAGATACTTTGAAAACCCCGAAGTGCAATCCGCCTTCGAGGAATGGAAATGTGCCAAGGAGGCAACAAAATGAACAACACTATCAACCCCACTCAGGTTCGAAAAACCCTTCAGGCCGTAATGGCCACAACCCAGAATCGCACAGTAAAAGATCTAATGGCCCGTGCCATTGTCCTGCTAGATCAGGAAGGCTACGGCACGGCAGCGGCCTATCTGGCACACCGGAGCCAGAAAAGCCGTTGGGCTCAACACCTATGGCAGCGTGTCTTCTGCGCTGGGTTAGCCGTGCTCTGCACCATCCTTTGGGGGGCAGTAATCATCATCATGGTTAAATCTCTCAGGCCTTTTATAGGGGGTTTGTAAAATGCAAAGAAGGAGGTGCAAAGCGTGACCAATACTCTGTTTGATACACCAGGGCTTAAGCTGGTGAGCTTGAGTTTGCGTAACTTCAAGGGCGTCACAAAGTTCGACTTGGAGGCAAAAGGCAAGGATCTGGATGTTCGTGGCGACAACGCCACTGGCAAAAGTACGCTGTTTGATGCATACTCGTGGCTGTTGTTCGACACAGACTCTCAGAACCAAAGTAACTTTGAGATCAAAACCTTGGATGCGGACAACAACCCGGTTCACGGTTTGGAACACGAGGTTACAGGTACTTTTAGTGTCAACGGCAGAACAACCATCCTCAAGAAAGTTTATAAAGAAGTCTGGACTACGCCTCGCGGGGAAGCGCAAAAGGTCTTTTCGGGACACACAACGGATCACTTCTTCGATGGTGTGCCTGTTTCCAAGAAAGAATACGACAAGCGCATTTCCGGCATTGTGGACGAGAAAATCTTTAGACTGCTCAGCGATCCAACCTACTTCAACGAGCAGTTGCACTGGCAGGAGCGCCGAGAGCTGCTTTTGCGTGTTTGTGGCGACATCTCGGACGATGATGTGATCGCAACCTCAGACAAACTGTCGGAATTAAGAGGCTTGCTTGGCGATCGCACTCTAGAGGATCTTAGAGCAATCCTCAAGTCTCGTAAGTCTGAGATCGACAGACGTAAGAAAGAGTTGCCCATCAGGATCTCAGAAAACCAAAGGGCGTTGCCGGATGTGTCTGGTTGCGACGAAGACTCGTTGCGGAAAGATATCACAAAGGCGCGTAAACAGCGCAAGGCCAAGGCTGATGAGCTAGCCAGAGCCGAGCGAGGCGGTGGAGTTGCCGAGAAGGAAGAGCAACTCGCCAAGATACGTGCCCGAATATGGGATCTTGAGATTGCAGATAGACGGCAACAAGAAGACGCAACCGCCGCCAAGCGTTCCGAGATAAGAAAAGCCCTAGATGAGCTGGCGGCAGATGAAGACGAGCTACATAGGATCGAAAGACGTGTGGCAATACACGAAGCCGATATTGAAAAATACACGGAAGCGATTGAAAGCTATCGCCAAGAATGGTTCGAAACAGATGCACGAGAATTTACCTTCTCGCAAGATTCCATTTGCCCAACTTGCGGACAAGACCTGCCGGAGTGGCAACTAGAGCAAGCCAGGGAAACAGCCTTGGGGCAATTTAATCTCGAAAAAGCCAAGACCCTGGAAGATATCAACGCCGCCGGCAGGAAAGCCAAGGAGACCCTCGAGGGCTTGCAGGCCCAAGTCAGCACTTACAACAAACAGGTAAAGGCACTTGAAAAGAAGATCGTGGCAAGCAAGAGGGCCATTGAAAAACTCGAGAAGGAAAGTGCCAAGGCAGACAAACCGATCGACGTAACAAGATCTGCTGAATACTCTGAGCTTGCCAAACAGCGCATGCTACTCGAACAAGAGATCGAGTCGCTCACGTCAGGCAATCGCGACATACTCCAAAAACTCCAGAAAGAACTCGACGACCTCGACTCTATCGTCCAAGGCCTCGAGGAAAGCGCCACACGGATTGACCAGTACAAAAAAAGCCTCAAACGTATTGAGGAACTCAAAGACGAAGAGCGGCAGCTTTCTTTCGAATTGGAGGAGGTTGAGCGGCAACTGTACCTCACAGATGAATTCGTCCGCACCAAGGTCCAACTCCTCGAAGGCAGGATCAACTCCAAGTTTAATCTGGCGCGCTTTAAGATGTTTACCGTCCTGGTGAACGGTAACATCGAGCCGTGCTGTGAAACCTTGGTTGGTGGCGTGCCATACAACAGCCTCAATCATGGCGCCAAACTCAATGTTGGTCTTGACATTATCCGTACCCTGCAAGAACACTACAGATTCTCCTGCCCTGTGTGGATCGACAATGCGGAGGCTGTAACCCGACTAACTCCGATGAGTTGCCAGGTTATACGCCTGATTGTCGATTCGAGCGCAAAGGAACTGGAGATTAAGGAGGCATCTTAATGTCGGAAGCATTAAAACCTATTGAAAAGATTCAATCAGCGATAACCATCGACGTCCGGGAGCAATTAAGCAACGTGCTCCAAGATAATGCAGGCGCGTTTATCGCATCGATGATCGACCTGTACGCATCAGATAATTACTTGCAGCAGTGTGATCCGCAAGCGGTCATTGCGGAGTGCATGAAGGCCGCAAGCCTCAAGTTGCCGATCAATAAACAACTTGGGTTTGCCTATGTGGTGCCTTATAAGAAGATTCCACAGTTCCAAATGGGCTACAAGGGTTACATCCAGCTTGCATTGCGTTCAGGGCAGTACAAGCACATAAATGCTGATTGTGTTTATGAAGGCGAAAAGATTGTCACAAATCGGCTCACGGGCGAAATCAAACTCGAAGGCGAGATGAAAAGCGATAAACCCATTGGCTACTTTGCTTACATGGAATTGGTCAACGGCTTTTCCAGAGCGGTTTATATGACTAAAGAAGAAGTCGTAGAACATGCAAAACGATATAGCCCTTCGTACGGCAATCCAAGATCGACATGGTCAACAAACTTTGACGAGATGGCGATTAAAACGGCTATAAGACAGCTGTTGACCAAGTACGGCATCATGTCTGTTGAGATGGCCAGGGCGTACGAATATGACTTGGCAGATGAAGAAAAAGTCGAAGTAGAGATCGAAGGGAAGGCCAACAGGGAAGTATTGGACGCTGAATTTACGGTTAAAGACGAATCTAAGGTAGAACCCAAGGCGCAGGCAGCTAAGAGAGGCCCGGACTTTTGATGCGGTTCGATGTTCTGGCCAGTGGTAGTGGTGGTAACTGCTACCGAATAAGCGACGGGCAGACGGAGTTGCTCCTTGAGTGCGGCATTTCGCTACGACAGATCAGGGAGGGCCTGGACTTCGGGCTCTCCTCCATCGCTGGTTGCCTACTTTCGCACGAGCACTTAGATCACTCAAAAGCCTGCGGGCCCGTGCTTTATACAGGTGTGGATATATATGCATCCCAGGGCACGATTGATGCCTTGGGGTTGTCAGGACACAGGGTACATGCTGTAAAAGTTCTGCACCCATTCACTATTGGCACCTGGACGGTGCTGCCGTTTGATACGGAACACGATGCAGCAGAGCCTCTGGGGTTTGTGCTTACGAGTGGCGCAGACAAGGCGCTGTTCGCCACAGACACAGCCTACATTCGGTATCGAATCCCTGGTTTAACCCATGTTCTAATTGAGTGCAACTACGATCTAGATGTACTGAACAGAAGCGTTCGAGAGGGCAAGGTCCAACCGGTAGTCAAGCGCCGCATCGTTCGCAACCACATGAGCCTACAACGAGTTAAGGACTTCCTGCAGGCCAACGATCTGAGTGCGGTTAGACAGATATGGTTGCTGCATCTAAGTAATGACAATTCTGACGCAGAGAGGTTTAAGCACGAGATTCAGCAGATTACGGGGAAGGAGGTTTATATAGCGTGAGTGCGCGGTTGTTGGGCGAGCCTGGCGGAAGATTGAGGAACGTAAAGTAGGGGGGGCGTGAAGAGGTGACGGGTTGGGTAAAGTTACATCGCAAAATTATCGAAAGCGACATATACGTTATGCCCCCTCTTTACTTGCGGGTGTTTGAACGTTTACTACTTGAGGCTAACCATCAAGACAAGGAGATTCCGTACAAGCACCTAGGTGAAAAAGTAGCAACAAAAAAACTCATCAAAAGAGGTGAGCGGCTGACTAGCATTCGGCAGATTTGCGAGTGGGTTGGGTGGTATGAAAGGGGGATCTTTAAAACGCCGAACACTAAGACGATTAAGTCGATTTTAGACTACTTGGAAGCACACGAAATGATCGAAATTTACCCACGCGAAAGTAACAGAGAGGGAACGCATTACCGAATCGTCAATTATTCCTTCTACCAGCGCAATCCTAACGCAGAGGCAATAAACGAAGAGAACTTAGGTAACAGTAAAGAAACAGTCATAACCCCTGCTCAAATAGGCGATGTACATAGCGAAACCCTTCTAGAGGTAACGCAACAGAAACAGTCGGGAAACAGTCAGGTAACAGTCACTGGCTCTAAACAAGAATGTATTAAGAATGATCTAAGAATGATTAAGAAAGATAATGTCTATGTCTTGTCTGAAGATGAGAAGCAATTTTTCGATGTGCTATCACAAATAGAAAACTACCCCCTTGACCGCAAGAAGGATCTGGAGATGTATCAGTCTCTTGCCGAGCGCTACCCTGAGTTGGATCTTATTGAGGCTATCGAAGAGTGGCGCATCTACAAATTGGATCATCCTCTTGAAAAATCGAGTAACCCCAGGAGCCAAATTAGCAACTCGTTCAAAAAGTACTTGCAATGGGGGAAGTGTCTGAAAGGAGATAACTATGCAACAAGTTGGAGAGATACTAAAACATCAGGCAAATATGATCATCTCGTCGTCCGAGACCCAGAAATGCCCTGAGTGCGGGCGACCCCTTGAGGTGGTAGAGATGGCAGTGGCTAGTCGCACCTACCACATCACTCGGCCTTGCTCTTGCCAGGTGGATAAGCGGCAAGCAGAAGAGGAAGAGCGCAAGAAACGAGAAAGGCAGCGTTTGACAGATCGCCTTTTCGCTGTGGCTGAGTTGGGCCCGCGCTTCCAGGAATGCACTTTTGAAACTTGGATCCAAAAGCCAGGTAGTGCAAAAGCCTATGCAGAGATAAGGCGGTACGCCGAAGAGTTCGAGCAAAACACTGGAGATGGATTACTTGTTTTCGGCGTACCAGGCAACGGCAAGTCACACCTCGCTGCTGCCGTGGTCAATTATCTCATACCCCGGGGTTTTTCGTGCATCTTTCGATCATCGCCGGCTCTCTTGAAGCAACTGCAAAACAGCTATGGTTCGGCAAGCCGGTACTCAGAAAGCGACATTCTAAATGTTTTAGAAAAGGCTGACCTTTTGGTGCTCGACGACCTCGGCGCAGAGCAAAGCCGGGTAGACGGCGGAAAGTACATGATGACGCCTTGGGCCGAGACCATGCTATACCACATCATAGACAGTCGCTACCGTTGGAAGCGGCCAATCATAGTGACTACGAACTGTAGTATCGAGGAGCTTGAAGCGCGCATTGGCGAGCGCACCTTTGACCGGATATTGGAGATGTGTCTTTTGGTGGAGAATTCTGCCGTCTCTTACCGTAGAGAGCAGGCTGAAAAACGCATGAGGGGGTTTAGGTGATGCAAGCGGAGATCAAACTCACAATACCCGGTAAACCTTTAGGCAAGCAAAGGCCGCGCGTGACGCAGACAGGTGTAACGTATACGCCAGAAAAGACCGTAAACTACGAAACACTTGTAAAGCAACTGTACATACAGAAATATTGTCAGCAACAACTCGAAGGCCCTATCAAAGCAACCATTACCGCGTACATGTATATCCCGAAAAGCGCATCTAAGAAGCGTAAAGCTGGGATGTTGACAAATGAGATAAGGCCCTGCAAGACGCCTGATTGGGACAACATCGGCAAAATCATCACCGACGCGCTTAATGGCTTAGCCTACAAGGACGACAAGCAAATCGTCGATGCGCGGGTGATTAAACTTTACGGAGACAAGCCCAGGGTCGAGGTTGTGCTGGAAGAGATCGGCGACCAGAAGGAGTGAGCCAAGCCGTGACAGCCGTAGCCAATACGTGCCTGACCGAATACGAAGAACTAGAGGTATCGCCGAACCCGAAAAAAACCATACTGCGCGATCTGGACGCATACGACAAAATCATTGTGTGTACTAGCGGAGGTAAGGACAGCACTGCCTGTGTGCTATATCTTCTGGATCTCGGCGTGTCGCCGGAGAGAGTCATCTTGTGGCACCAGGACATCGACGGCGGAGTACCGTTCATGGATTGGCCCGTCACTCGTCCGTATGTTGAGGCGTTCGCCAAGGCTCTGGGGCTACATCTGGAGTTCCAATGGCGAGAGCAAGGTTTTTGGGGAGAGCTCATGCGGGAGAATCGCCGCACCAACGACGTGCAATATGAGATGAATGGCGAAGTCATCACACTACCCACTCGCGGCGGTAGATACAGCACCAGGCGCAAATTCCCCGCCAAAGCAGCAAGCCTGACAACCCGATGGTGTACTGCCTACTTGAAAATCGATGTTATGAGGCGCGTTCTTAACAATCATCCCGATTTTCAGGAAGGTAAGTATTTGGTGATCACCGGTGAACGGAGAGAAGAATCTGCAAACCGGGCTAAATACCTGAACGTTGAGGAACACCCTTGCTCAACGAAGAAGCGAGAGGTTACCTGGTGGCGGCCAGTGATTGAGTGGACTGAACAGGACATATGGGATATTATCGAAAAACACAGAGTATTCCCACACCCCGCCTACTGGCTGGGCTTCTCCCGAACGTCCTGCTTCGGTTGTATATTCTGCACGGCTGATCAGTGGGCGACGCTGCGAGAAATTTCTCCCGAAAAATTCAACCAACTGGTAAGGCTAGAGCAAGAACTCAACCATACCATCGATACCAATCTTACCCTCACTAATCTGGCAGACAAAGGAAGATCACATATACCTCGAAATATTCACGCAAAGAAATGGATGCAAATGGCCCTTTGCCGAAAATTCACGCCAGAGGATATCTTTACAGAAACATGGGATCTGCCTTGTGGAGCTTTCACCGGCGCCGCAGGCGGTCCGGTATGAGATGCGGCCGTATGTTGCGGATTACTGATGCATGAGGGGGTGTCTGGGTATGCGAGATAACAGAAGATACGAACGAGAAGTACTACGGTATGTTGAAACTGAATTATACGCTTATCCCTGGATTGAGAAAGAGATTGAAGTCTTGAGGAGTGAGATTCTCGATTCGTCTCCCGAGAGGGCAGAGGTGCCTAGCAAGAGCCTTGGGGATCCCACATTCTCCAAAACAGTGAAACTCCTTTCTTCAAAACGCCTAAAGAAGTTGACGGAAAACTACGAGGCAATCACACGGGTGCTGAACGTTCTGCCACCGGAACAATTGGAGTTTGTCAGGTTGAAGTATTGGCAACGAGAGTACACCGACTATGGAATATGGCAGAGGTTGCACATCTCAAGACGCACGTACTACCGCTGGCGAGAGCAGATTCTCTGGGCCATAGCGGTAGAACTCGGCTTGTTATAAAGATGGCACAAAGATGGCACTTTCGAGGGTATGAATCGTGCTATGCTGTTATCGGTGAAGAATATCAAGGAAGAATATCAAGCGCCTCGGCCTGTTCGGAGCGCTTTTAATTTTAGGCGGCATAGGGGCAACAATATGGGTGCGCCGCCGGGCGCAGCGATGCGCCTCCCGACTGCCCCTCGAAGAGAGGGGATACGCATGGCTCGTAGGCCATTTAAGCCCTGTGCTTACCCGGGTTGCTCCGAGTTGGTATCGGAGGGCAGATACTGTCCCAAACACCAGCACAAAGAAAAAGAGCAGATGGCGGAGAGGCATCGATACTACGACACACACCAAAGAGATGAGCGGGCCGATAGGTTTTATAAGTCCAAAGCATGGGTTGCCACTAGGCAAGCTGTATTGACTCGCGACCTGTGGTTGTGCCAGGACTGCAAGGCGCAAGGGAGATTGACTCCTGCTAACCACGTCCATCACATCGTGGAACTAAGGGACGACTGGAGCAAGCGGCTGCACATGGACAACTTGATCAGCTTGTGCGCCAGTTGTCATAGTCAGCGGCATACAGGGCACTATGAGGGGGTAGGGGGTGGTCAATAATTTTAAAAGAAGGCATCTATGACCACGCGCCCAGGCTTCCGTGTACAAAATCCCCTAAATGAATATTTCTAGGAGGTGAGAAGGTGGCAAGACCGAGACAACCAGTTGATTTACTTTTAGTCAAAGGAAAAAAGAACTTAACTAAAAAAGAGATTGCCGAGAGGAGGGCGCAAGAGGTCAAGGCGCCTGCCGACAACATTGAAGCACCTTCTTACTTGCCGGATAAGCTCAAAAAAGAATTTGACCGATTAGCTCAAGAAATGATGGATATTGGGATTATGTCTAACCTGGATTGCGAGGCATTAGCTCGGTTTGTCATGTCTGAATATAACTACCAGCGGGTTTCTAAACGAATACTCCGTGTCGGAGTAGAAAATCCCGCGTTTCGGGATCTGATTCTGCACCAAGAGAAGTTGTTTAGAATGGCTAGGCAGGCCGCAAGTGATCTTGGCCTCACGATATCTTCCAGGTGTAAGTTGGTAGTGCCGAAGAAAGAAGAACCAAAGGAGGAAGCTCCGTTCGATCGGATGTTTGGCAATGTATGATCCTTACCCCTTAGATTATCCGATCCTGGATGAATTAGTTGGATATAGTGAGGCAGTGCTAGAAGGTAGAATAGTTGCTTGCCAAAAACACAAGTGGGCCTGTCAACGGTTTTTAAGAGACTTAGGCAAGCAAGGCACAGATGATTTCCCTTACATTTTTAATGAAGTAAAGGCTCTGCACTTCTTGAACTGGATGATGTTGTTTAAGCACACGAAAGGTCCGCTAGCAGGCACTCGCAAAATACCTGAGCCCATAGAAAAGTTTGTGTTCGGCAATATTTATGGCTGGGTGTATGCAGACACAGGTTATCGCAGGTTTAGACAGGCATATTGGCAAGTAGGCAGGAAGAACGCTAAATCTCAGGATCTTGCCATCGTCGGTCTTTATGAGATGTCAGCTATGGGGGAGCCAAGCGCTGAAGTGTACGTGGCAGCTACCAAGCGCGACCAGACTAAGTACGTTTGGGAAGAGGCAGATGCAATTTACCGCCGGTGCGAGGATCTAGCCGATAAGTTCAAGACTTCCTATGGCGTGATCCGGCACTTAAAAAGCAACTCAACTTTTTCGCGTTTGAGCCAAGAAGATAGAAAAAAAGGCGATGGTGGAAACCCTCAATGCGGCATTTTAGATGAGTACCATGCACATGAAACGGATGAGTATTATGACTTGCTTACTTCCGGTATGAAAAACAGGGTTCAGCCGCTTTTGATTATCATAACCACTGCCGGTTTTGATTTGAGTAATCCATGTTATCGAGACGAATATGACTATATATCTAAGATCTTAAATCCGGATATACCTATCGAAAACGATAGGTATTTTGCCATGGTAAACGAACTGGATAAGGACAAGGAAGGCAATCTCATAGACGACATAAGAGATGAATCTTGCTGGTTAAAAGCTAATCCGATATTAGCTAAAACCCAGGAAGGGCTTACAGCGATTCGCGCTGAGCTCCAAGTGGCTTTAGACAAACCGGCAAAAATGAGAGACTTTCTCACAAAAACGATGAATGTTTGGGTGAACCAACGGGAACAAGGATATATGGACATGACTAAATGGAAGCTGTGCGGCCGGGATGATTTTGACTATTCAATCCTTGAAGGTAAAGAGTGTATAGTTGGTGTCGATCTTGCAGCGAAGATTGACCTATGTTCAGTTGCCTTTGAGTTTAAAACAGACGACAAATACGTTATCCTGGGGCACTCTTTTATGCCTGAGGATACATTACAACGAAAGATGAGGACAGATAAAGTACCTTACGATTTGTGGGCTAAACAGAGATGGATAACTGCTACACCTGGCGCTGTAGTTGACTATGACTTTATAAAAGCACACATAAAAGAGTTTGAAAATGAGCACAATTGCACAGTAAAAGAATTATGCTGTGATCCCTGGAACGCTACGCAATTTATGAACGATATGACGGACGAAGGTTATGTGGCGGTAGAGATACGCCAGGGCGTTAAGACGCTTGGCGGACCTACAAAAGATTTTCGTGATCAAGTCTATTCGGGCAACGTGCTACATGACAATAACCCCGTTTTAACCTGGGCTATTAGTAATGCAGTTACAAAGATGGACCCTAATGAAAACATTATGTTGGATAAGGCGAAGTCTACAGAGCGCATCGATCCAATAGCATCCGTCATTAACGCCCACGTTCGGGCCATGGTGATGGACGTTCAAAACGGCATAGATATCAACCGATATGCCGACCCGGATTTTCTCGACAAACTATGGAGGTGATCGCATCAAGAAATTCCTGTTTGATTATATCGAAGACGTTTTAATCTTTAGCGGCCTCGTCTGCATAGTGGGGGCCACTTTTACTTGGTGTGCGTTGGCCGGCTTTTACGTGCTGGGGGTTGTCCTGTTTGGCTTGGGGTGTTGGTTTGCGAAGTATCCTCCCAGGCGGAGGGGGTGATTAGTTGATATTCAGACGCAGTATACGCAGCGAAGCAATCAGTCTAGGGGCGAACGATCCAGCTCTGTTAGAGCTACTAGGTATTAACGTCGAGGAGGTTAATATTCGGGGCAAGAATGGGTTAAAAGAAGCCACGGTATACGCCTGCATCAGGATCCTTAGCGAGGCTATCGCTAAGCTGCCACTTAAGGTTTACAAAGAGGACGGTGGGACCAAGAAGGCCACTGAACACTACTTATACAGTTTACTGAAATATCGCCCCAATCCCTACATGAGCAGCAGCGACTTCTTCCGGTGCGTAGAAGTGCAGCGCAACCTGTATGGCAACGCCTATGTTAATATTGAGTTTATAAAACGAGGACCAGACAAGGGCAAGATCAAGGCATTATGGCCACTCGATTCCGCAAAAGTGACGGTTTACATCGATGACAAAGGCCTTTTTGATTCTAAAAACCGTATGTGGTATGTGGTGCACATAAACGGCGAAGAGCGAAAGCTACAGCCGGAAGAAATATTACACTTCAAGGGACTTACTACCGACGGACTGGTAGGCGTGGCGCCACTCGACGTATTAAAACTGACAATCGAAAACGCTGCATCCGGCACAACATATATCAACAACTTCTTCAAGCAGGGCCTTCAAACTAAGGGCATCGTGCAGTATGTAGGCGACCTCAATCCCGAAGCAGAAAAGGCCTTTCGAGATAAGTTTGAGCAGATGTCAAGTGGTCTAAAAAACGCCCATAGAATCAGTTTATTGCCGATTGGGTATAAGTTTGAGCCGATCTCGTTGACCCTAACCGATGCTCAATTTCTAGAGAACACACAGCTTACCATCAGGCAGATAGCGGCCGCCTTTGGTGTGAAAATGCACCAGCTGAACGATTTGGAGCGAGCTACCCACACCAACATCAGCGAACAACAGCGGCAGTTTTATATTGATACGCTGATGGCCATACTGACATCTTACGAACAGGAACTAACATATAAACTTCTCATGGATTCAGAGCTGCAAGAAGGCTACTATTGTAAGTTTACGGTCGACGCCCTGACTAGAGCTGACATAAAGACCCGTTACGAAGCGTACCGGACTGGCATTAGTGCCGGCTTCTTAACGCCCAACGAAGTCCGGGCCTGGGAAGAGCTACCGCCGGCAGAAGGCGGGGATCAGTTGTTAGTCAATGGTAACGTGGTACCGATCGAGGATGCGGGGGCAGCGTACAGAGACAAGAAGGGTGGTGGTGGGGATTAAGAAGTTTTGGAGTTTCAAGGCCAAGGACGAGAAAACCAGTGAGCTTTTGCTATATGGCGAGATCGCAAGCTCCACCTGGTGGGGCGACGAGGTTACACCGAAGCAGTTCAAAGAGGATCTAGATGCTCTAGGGGATATTGAAACACTTAACGTGTTTATCAATTCCCCGGGCGGGGACGTTTTCGCTGGCCAAGCGATTTACAGCATACTCAAGAGGCATAAAGCGAAAGTAAATGTTTACGTCGACGGCATTGCAGCTAGTATTGCATCGCTCATTGTTATGGCCGGTGATAAGGTAATTATGCCCGAGAATGCCATGATGATGGTGCACAATCCTTGGACTATAGCCGTTGGCAACGCCGAAGAATTTAGAAAAATAGCTGATGATATGGACAAGATCAGGGATAGCATGATCGTGGCCTACGAGAACCGGTCGGCTCTTATGAAAGAAGAGATCGTAGAGTTGCTAGACGCCGAGACCTGGCTTAGTGCCGAGGACTGCAAAGAATACGGCTTTTGTGACGAAATCGAGGAAGCGAAGGAGGTAGCAGCCAGCCTAGACGAAAAATACTTTGCCCGATACAAAAACGCTCCGAAGAAACTCCGGGAGCCAAGGACAAAAGGGGTGGAAGATGAAGAGTTACGAAAAAGAAAACTGGCGATCGAACTAGAGCTGCTATAGCTCTGATTTTATTTAGAAGGGAGTCAAATAACCATGAATAAGAAACTTAGAGAATTATACGCTCAGTTGGAAACTACGAAAGGTGAAGTCCGGGCCCTCTTAGGCGAGGACAAGGTAGCCGAAGCTGAGAAGAAGATGGAAGACGTCAAGGCGTTGCAGAAGAAAATTGATTTGGAAAAGCAACTGACTGCTTTGGAAGGCGATCTACCAGATGGCAGCCCGGTAGCTCCTGCAGCTAGAGCAGATCGAACTGATGCCGAGCTGGAAGCTGAATACAAGCGGGTTTTCATGAAGGGCTTGCGCCGGCAACGGATCACTTCAGATGATGCAAGTATTATTGGTGAGTATCAGGCAGCCATGCACGAGGGCGGGGTCACTGATGTTGATGGAGATGTCGGTATTATTGTTCCTCAGGACACTCAAACCCGTATTAATGAATTGATGAGGACCCTAAACGACTTGTCCCAACATATCCGAGTAGAGATAGTCAACACCTTATCCGGCTCCAGAGTATTAGAAAGCGACGAAGATATGGTTCCTTTTGCAGTCGTTGACGAATACGGAGAAATTGAAGAAACGGATAATCCCAAATTTACTCCAATAGCCTATAATCTAGTGAAACGTGCAGGGTTTTTGCCACTTACCAATGAGCTCTTAAAAGACACTGACCAAAATATTTTAGGATATGTAGAAAACTGGATTGCTAAAAAGCACGTAGCAACTAAAAACAGCTTAATTTTGGCGGTGTTAAACAGTCTAACCAAGAAGGATCTTGCAGACATCAAGGCTATCAAAAAGGTGCTTAACGTAGATTTAGACCCTGCTATTAGTCTATCCAGCAAGATTATAACCAACCAAGATGGGTTCCAGTGGCTGGACGAGCAGGAAGATGCCAACAACAGACCTCTATTGCAAGATGACATTACCCAGCCTGGCAAAAAGTTATTCAAAGGCAGGCCTATCGTGGTTGTATCAAATAGGGTATTGCCTTCCACCGGGACCACCACGGTTAAGGCACCGTTTATTGTCGGCAACTTCAAGGAACTAATGGTGCTGTTTACTCGTGGGGTATACGAATTGGCTTCTACTACTACTGGCGGAGATGCCTGGCGCCGTGACGCTACCGAGCTTAGGATCATCACAAGAGATGACTGTGTAAAGTGGGATAGTGAAGCAGCGGTATATGGTCAAATCACAATTTCTTCAGGTGCGTAAGGGGCGGGTTTCTCGCCTTTCCCCACAGGGGAGTGATTAGATGATTATTACAATTGATGAGGCCAAGCTGTGGTGCCGTATTGAGCCAGAAGTAACAGAAGAGGACGCGCTGTTACACGCGCTAATTAATGCAGCCGAGCAGTACCTCTACAACGCTACCGGCGTTACCTTCGATAGCACCAACGAGCTGGCTAAGCTATTTTGTATGGTGCTTGTCACTGATTGGTACGAAAATCGGGAATTGGTTGGCAAAGCGAGCGAAGCTGTGCGCTACACGTTGCAGAGTATCTTGGCGCAGTTGCAATACTGCTATGAACCGACGGAGGAGGTGTCGCTATGAACCCTGGCAGATTAAGACATAGAATTACTTTCATGCATCTTGTGAAAGACGAGGACGAGGTCGGCGACACCGTCCTCGTCGAGGAGCCCTGGAAAACTGTTTGGGCATCTGTTGAGCCGTTGAAAGGCTGGGAGCACTATGAGGCTCGCAAAATAGAATCCAAAGCAACGCATAAAATCATAATCCGATACCTTCCAGATGTTACTCCTGACATGAAAATAGAGTTTAAGGGGCGCATTTTTGAGATCGAGGGCCCTCCCATAAATCCGGAGGAGCGAAACGAGTATCTGGAAATTAGCGCAGTGGAGGTGGCATAAATGGGAAGGATGGCCGTGGAAATCGGGGACATATCTGTAGCGTTTAAGTTGACGCTTGATTTTGACATAGAAACTACAATAAATGATATGCCAACAATTATGGAAGGATTTACACAGGGCCTGAAAAGCATAGAAAGTGCAATGGCGGGCAAAAAGGGGCGAGTCAAAGTCGAGGCAACTATAGGCGAGGTAGTAGTCACTGTTGCTTCGTGCCCCAAAGAAAAGGTGGTAGCCAGTGACTAC